TCGCTCGCGGTACCCTTTTCATGGACCACGATGTCCAGCCGCTCGGTTCCCAGCACCGCAATTTGCTGAGTGAGGAACTTCACCTCGCGCGAGACGTCGAGCGTCACGCCGCGTCTATCGCCGAACTTGACGCCCTGGCGAATGTTGCCGAGATACACCAAGCCTTCGGTCGATGCCTGATCCGTCAGCACCTTGTTCATGACCTCGACAAACACGACCGGATATCCAAGGAACTGTACTTGCGACGCGCCAGCCGCAAGCTCCCGCGTGGTGTTGCCGCCAGCAGCCGCAGCCAGCCGCAACATCGACATGGCCCAGCCGGATCTGTGGATGTACCACGACGGCCCGCCGTTCATAAAGGCATACGAAGGCAATTTGGCGATCATGCCCTCGAAGTCTTCCAGGTCGAGCGTCCCATATCGCAGATTGCCCGCGACTGCCGTATAGGTCGCCCCGGCAGCCAGCGATTCCTTGATTCCGACGATGCCGCCATAGCTCGACGTGCCGTCGCCATTGAATGCCGCGTTGTCCTCGCTGTAGGCCATGGCGAGAGCCATTTCCTGCGCGATTAAGTTGCCAACCGCGATCGCGGAATCCTCGTCCACGTCGCGGCTGTAGTAGCTGAGAGCACCCAGCTTTTTCGCGACCAACTTAACTAGGTCGAGCGTCGGCGTGCCTTCAGTCGGCGTGCCGGTCTCGCCCAGCCAATAGCCAGTGACCCCGCCAGAACGCTTCGGGGTGTCTTTCACGTCACGCGCCATCGGCACGACTTCCGCCGCGCGACGAATCACGCCGTATTCGTTGACCAGCCGAATCAGATTGGCCTCGTACTCGCTTGGAATCAAGAATCCGCCGTCCGAGTCGCTCCCGCCACTCATCGCGTTGCGGAAGTCAATGCCGAGCGTATCTTGGCACCAGTCTTGAGACGATTGCCGACCACAAACGGCCATCACCAAACGACCAAATCCGTAGGCTTGCTGCTCCGCGTCGGCCCCGAGGAATGCGGTGACTGGCGCCCTCGCCTTCGCTCGCGCCGGAACCTTGATCCGCGAAAAGATTGACGACGAATCGGCGACTCCGGCCTGCTCGTGATGCACTCCACCGGGCACCATGCGAGCGGCACGGGCGGCGGTTAACTCCCGCTCGAACGACTCGGCTTGGGCCTTAGCGGCCTTAAGCTTGGCAAGCTTGCCGCTGACTCCATCGTCGCCGATTAGCTCCGCAATTCGGTCCGTCTCTTCGGCCTTCGCTTCCCGCCCTTCTTTTTCGATGCTTGCGTTGATGGCAACAACTTCGTCGAGGATGCCATTGATCTGCTCCTGTAACTGCTGCGATTTCATCCCGGTAGCTCCTGTGTGACTGGCCGGGATGCCAACAAAAAAACGGCACGACCCGGCATTCTGGTGAATGCTTGATCGCGCCGCTGACGAGAGGCTCGATTAATGGCTGTCGCTTTGCCTAACGAGACGCCGCGACCCAATGACTATACGCTATCAGACAGACGCAATCAACACGCCCTCGCAATCGCCAGCCGGCGACCGATCGACGCCGCCGCCACCCTGGGCGACACCGCCGAGGCGGCGACCAGTAGTTCGGGCGGAGTTTTCGCGAACATGCCATCGCGGATCGCCGCTTTCGCGGTTGTCGCCTTGCCGATGGCGTCGGCAAATCCAAGCTCGACCGCCTCCGACGCATCGAGCCACGTTTCCGCCGCCATCATGTCGCGGATCTTGTCGGCGGATTGCCCTGTCCGCTCGACGTACTGGCTCGCAAGTTGTTCGTCGATCTTTCGCAGCACGGACGCCGCTTTTTCGTGGTCGGCCGCGTTGCCTAGCGTGCCGCCCCATGCGTTATGGATCATGATCATCGCATTCTTCGCAATCTCGATTCGCGATCCAGCCATGGCGACAAACGACGCCGCCGAGGCGGCCAGTGCGTCGATCTGCACGATGACGCCCGGCGCATGGCGAGCAAGGGCGGTAAACATCGCCTGCCCCTCGAACACGCTCCCGCCTGGCGAGTTGATGCGCACGACCACCGGTTCGCTGCCGGCTTCGCGCAACTGCTCGATCATCCATTTGCCATCCAGCAAGCCGTAGTAACCCGGACCAATCTCGTCGTAAAGAAGAATCTCACGCATGTCACACACTCCCCGCGACGATTGCCGTCGCCAGTTGGTTCGCTCGCTCAGTCCACAACGCACACTCTGCCCGCACGGCCTCGCCAAGCCCGCTGGAGACTCGCCCAGCGACTTCGAGCAGTCGATTGCGGCTGTCAGCCACCCACTCGGCAGCCAGTGATTGCGGGCCGTCACATTCGCTGATAACGGTCGCCATTCTGTCAGACCAGTTTGCGTAAAACTCATCTAGCCACGACACGAAATTGGCCTGCGTCGCGGCGGCCTGTTCAACGCGGCTGATCTCTACTTTGACCGCGACCATAAGTCGCGATGCCACCACCTTACGCAATCGCGCAGCCAGCGCCGGTTCGTCTGTGTCCATCTCGCCATTGTCGCTATCGTCGTCGCGTTGGGGCGATGGTTGGGCTGGCGCGGCTTGCGTCGTCGTGATCGCTGGGTTGTCATACGAGTCGCCTCCGTCGTCGTCCCGCTCGTTCATGTCTTCGAGTTCGCGCACTTCATTGGCCGACAAAACGCCGATCTGCCTCGCGATTTGATACACCTTATAGCGGTCGGCCGTTGTGCCTTTTAGTAGTGCCGCCGTCACGAATTTGAAATAGTATTCGTCCGAGTCATATTGAGTGGACGTCAGCAGTTTGGCCGCGCACTCTTCCTCCCATCGCACCATCCAGCGTTGCAGGCAATTGTTGATGTAGGCCTGGTTTTTCATTTCCAAGCTGTTGTAGCTCACAGAACTGTCATCGCCGAGCATCTGTTCGACACAGAACAAAAGCCCGATGTCCTGCCGCGAAAACTTCCGCGACTCGATGGCCTGCGCTTCGCTATTGGTTTGGCTGATCTGCTCGACCGCAAGCCCTTCGCGAATCAACCCAACCTTGTCGGCGTTCTCGCTGCCCGAATGGAATTCGTTAAAGCGGTCGATAAACGCCTTCGCGTCTTGTTCGTTGCGGAATGCGCCCGGCGGTGCTTTCAGCAGGAACTTCAGCCTAGCACCGTTCTTCTCGCTCATCACTGCCCGCGTCTGCTGAGCAATGGCAAGCCCGAGAGCCTGCTTAGCCGCCTCGATGACGCCCAGTCCCGCGAATCCGTCGTCGGATAGGCCCATGATGTGCAGACAGTCGGCATCGGCAATGCGGGCCTCTGGATCGTCGATGCGCACATGCCATTTACGGGCAGGGACGTTTTGCCCTGCGATTGTTCGGCCAGGTTCGACGACGATCGCCCACGCATCCGGCCGCATCAGGATTAGTTCGCTTGGTTCGCCGCGCCCATTGCGAACGATCGCGGATCGGCCGTCGCCATGCAGCAAGGCGTGATGTTGCATGGTCTCGCGCCACGCCGAGGCTGTCATTAGCGCATTCGGCCGCCGACGGACAAGCCAATAAGCCGGATGCAATCGAGCAATTTCGGCGTCTTCGTCGTCGGGGCGGTAGTACAGGTTAAGCGGCAGCGAGCCGATGTGACCGCAGATTTTATTCAGCGAATACCAAGCGGCCGGCAGGCCTCGAACCGTGCCAGCATTGACGCTAACGCCAAGCTCCTGCGACTCAGCGCCGAACGCCTCGCGAATCCATTTTTGGAGCGCCGATGAACCGGCCGAAATGTTCTGCGCGTCAATCATTCTCGGCCCCTAAAATACAACCATTGAACCGGTCGGCTTGCGCGCCGCGTACATGCACTCGGAGAACGCCATTAACATCGCGACCATGCCGTCAACCTTGTGCTTTTCGTCGCCCTTGCACGGCATAACATGGTCTTTGTGATTGCGGTAGAGCGCCATGTTTTTCGCCTGCCATTCTAGCACGGGATCGCCGCCGTGATGAATGATACCCGCATCGAGCGAATCAAGAAATCGCGTCGTCGGCTCATGGTAATAAAACGGCGCTTGAGTAAACTTGAACACCGGCAGCCCGTGCTCCTCTTGCAGCGACTGGCCAAACGACGCCGCGAAAGCTGGATCGAACGCCCACGACTCGATCTGATATCGCTTGGCGGCCTCAATCACCCATTGCTTGACGGCCCCGTAATCGACCGCCGAGCCATGGCACACGGTCAGCAGTCCGCGATTAGCCCAGCCGCGAAAAGGCTCGTAGTCCGGGCGGAATTTGCCCTCGTCACAACACCAGCAGTGAGTGACGATCTGGTACTTCACCGGGCGCCGTCCGTCGGCATCCTCAGCGTATTCGGGGAACACCATCGCCGCCGCGCACCAGTCGTTAGACCGGCCTAGGTCAATGCCACCGTGGCCGTAAGCACCGTCGGCCACGCTCACCGGTTGATTGCCTTTGCGCCAGCGGATCGCAGTGATTGGCTTGTCTTCCTTTTCCGCCTTGCGATTGCAATTGTAGCGAACAAAAGCCCCGTATTTTTCGGGTCGCTTGCTAGCGACTTCCGCCTCTGATCGCAGGTACTCAACCTTTGCCGACACGCCTAGGTTTGGATTCGCTTTTTCCCAACAGCTTTCGTCGAACGGGTCGTCTTCATCGTCGATGCGAGCAA